GGCAGCAGATTTTCTCAAGCGCAAAATGAGTGCGCAGTGAATGCTGAACATGTGCTGCACATGAGTCTGACCGAAGGCCTAGATGTATATTGGCCTTTTGGCAACTCTGTGTTAGAAAATGTGTTCAAGGTATTCAAACAAAAAGAACTACTAGAAGATGCTATTATCATCTATCGTGTGCAGCGAGCACCAGAGCGTAGAGTTTTCAAAATTGATGTAGGTAACATGCCTGCTCACATGGCAATGGCTTTTGTGGAGCGCATCAAGAACGAAGTGCATCAACGCCGTATTCCCACACAAACTGGCGGTGGTACCAACATGATGGATGCCACTTACAATCCGCTGAGTCAAAATGAAGATTACTTTTTTCCTACCACCGCAGACGGTCGCGGAAGCACAGTAGAAACACTGGCAGGAGCCAGTAATCTAGGTGAGATCACAGATCTGCATTTTTTCACCAACAAGTTGTTTAGAGGACTGCGTATTCCCAGCAGCTACTTGCCCACAGGACTGGACGACGGAGCTGCCGGCAGTTTTACAGACGGTAAAGTAGGCACAGCACTGATTCAAGAATGGCGTTTTAATCAGTACTGTTTGCGATTACAGAATACGATTGCTGAATATATAGACAAAGAGTTCAAGCTCTACATGCGATGGCGTGGTATTAATGTAGATGGTCAACTGTTTGAACTCAAATTCAATGAGCCACAAAACTTTGCACAATACAGGCAAGCTGATGTGGACATGGCTCGAATCAACACATTCACACAATTGGAGCAGTTTCCTTACTTCTCCAAGCGTTTCTTAATGAGTCGTTATCTAGGCCTAACAGAACAAGAAATGACAGAAAACGAAACCATGTGGGCTGAAGAACAAGGTGATGTGGAAACAGCGCCTGCTGATCCTGCAGGTTTGCGTAGTGTAGGTGTTACGCCTGGTGGTATTCAAGGCGATCTAGAAGCAGCTGAACCTCCTGCTGAGGGAGATGAAGGAGCCATGGCACCTGATGCATCAGGATTAGGCAGTCCTGTACCCGGAGGCGGTGCACCACAGGCCCCGGCAGCATCCATACCAACTCCGGTATAAATAACCAGGTTTGAGTAAATATACACATGCTAATATACGAGTTTTTTGACAAAGCCATACCTGGGCGCGAGAATCCCGCAGAAGATCATTCAGTACTCAAATTGGATGATTCACGCAAAACACGACTTACTCTAGCACAGATAAATCGTTTGCGTATGATGAATGATGTGAAAAAACTAGAACACGAGCAACAACTCAAACGGGTAAGCAAGCAGTACAAACCGCCAGTGGAAGCAGGTCCAGGCGGAGCAGGTGCTGGTGCAAGCCTGTAGAATGCTGCTAAATTCTTCAAAATACTTCAAAATTTCAGCCAAAGCGGTTAAATCTTAGCCGTTATCTTAAATACTATAACAAGCCATATTACTAAAGGAGTGGTTCTCATGAACAAATATGAACAGCTTATAGAACACATCATCAATGATGACGAAACTAAAGCTCGCGCACTTTTTCACAGCATCGTGGTAGAGCGCAGCCGTGAAATCTATGAATCATTGATGGATACTGAAGAAGGACTAAGCCAGGACGCAGTTGGCGGCTTAGTAGACGAAATCCAAGCAGACGAAACTGGCATGCACGAAGCCGACGACGAAGAAATGCCTGGTGATGATATGAGTGGCGATCCAGCTGGCATGGACGACATGGACGACATGGACCCAATGGGTGGCATGGACGACATGGACGGTGCAGTTGGTGACAGCGATGCTCCAGCTACCAAAGGCGATATCATGGATCTGGAAAGTGCCATCGATGAACTCAAAGCAGAATTTGATCGTTTGATGTCTGATGAAGGCGGCGACGACATGGGCGGCAAAGATGATTTTGGTTCCAGTGACGACGAAGAAGGCGACGAAGAAGGCGACGAAGAAGCAGATGATGAAGAAGGCGACGAAGAAGCAGATGATGAAGACGCTGGAAAAAATCCGTTTGCTGAATCCGAAGACGAAGAAGGTGTTGCTGAAAGCCGTCGTGCAAAAAGCGATGCCGAGCGTATTCGTGAGTATGTAGACAAAGTTGGCGTAGACTGGGACAAAGGCGCATACAAAGGCCCTAAAGGTGAAAATGTAGGCACTGGCGACAAGAGCGAGCGGCAAGGTGAAAAGAACACCAAAAGCCCAGTGGCTGGCAAAAACGACATGGGCGGTACAACAAAAAACATAGTGCAAGGCGGCAGCGAAGCTGATCCAAGCGGTCAACGACCAAATGGCAAAGCCGGCGGCTTTCTAAAGTCACCACAGGAAATTGATGTTGCCAAGCGCAATGTTAACAAGCCAGGTGGTAACAAAGGCGCACAAAATTACTATGACACCAAAGCAAGTGCAAAATCTGGAGAACAGAGTGTAAATTCTAACAGTCCTCTGAATGGTGCACCAAGTCGTGCCAAGTAATATAGAGAAATAAAATGGCTTTGTATCTTAAAGAAAATCTTACTTTTGACGCAGCTAAACTGGAGCTCCTCGCTGAGGATGCTCCGGATGGCAAAAGTAAGAATCTTTATCTCAAAGGTATATGCATTGAAGGCGGAATCAAAAACGAAAACAAGCGCATATACCCTATTCACGAGATTGAAAAAGCAGTTGGGCAAGTCAACGAACAACTCAAACAAGGTAAAAGCGTACTCGGCGAAGTTGATCATCCAGACGATCTAAAAATTAATTTGGATCGTGTGAGTCATATGATTACAGAAATGTACATGGATGGTCATGCTGGTATTGGTAAATTAAAGATTCTACCTACGCCAATGGGTGAGCTGGTAAAAGCCATGCTAACTAGTGGCGTAAAATTAGGAGTGAGCAGTCGTGGCAGCGGTAATGTCAACGAAGGCTCAGGTCATGTGAGTGATTTTGAAATCATCACAGTAGACATTGTAGCACAACCATCTGCACCTCATGCATATCCAAAAGCAATATACGAAGGTCTAATGAACATGCGTCATGGACATCGTGCTTTGGACATGGCAGGTGACGCAGTACATGATCAACGAGTTCAGAAATATCTGAAACAGGCAGTTGTGCGCCTAATCAATGATTTGAAACTATAGGAGATAGGTAATGTTTGATGTTATCAAACCACTGGTTGACTCCGGTATCATCAACGAAGACACCCGTCAAGCCATCGCAGAAGCTTGGGAAACCAAACTGAATGAGGCACGAGAAACAATTCGTGCAGAGCTGCGTGAAGAATTTGCGCAACGCTATGAGCATGATAAGGGTTTAATGGTTGACGCTCTGGACAGTATGGTTACCGAAGCTCTGTCTGAAGAAATTCGCGAATTTGCGGAAGAAAAACAAGCTATGGCGGAAGATCGTGTGAAGTTTCGTACTTCCATGATTGAAAATGTACAAAAGTTCGATCAGTTCATGGTTAGTAAACTAGCTGAAGAATTGAAAGAACTGCGTGTAGATCGCAAACACTATCAAGAGAATATCCAAAAACTTGAAGGTTTTGTGATCAAGGCTCTAGCAGAAGAAATTCAAGAATTTGAACAAGATAAGAGAGCTGTGGTAGAAGCTCGCGTTCGTCTAGTGGCAGAAGCAAAGACCAAGTTGTCTGAGCTGAAATCACAATTCATTCAACGCAGCGCCAGATTGGTCAAAGAGGCTGTGGCCACCAATTTAGACACAGAAATTACACAATTGAAAGAGGATATCCAAATTGCTCGCGAGAATATGTTTGGTCGTCGTCTCTTCGAAGCCTTCGCAAGCGAGTTTGCTGTAACACATCTCAATGAGAATCGTGAAATTGTAAAACTTAAAAACGAAATGGCTGTTACTGAGCAGGCTCTAGCAGAAGCTAAAGTAGTGGCTGCGCAGGCACAAATTCTTGCTGAAAGCAAGGAAAGAGAAGTTAGAATAATCAAAGAATCTGCAGAGCGCAAAGAAATTGTTGCTGGTCTGTTGAAAACTTTGAACAAAGAGAAGGCCGCAGTAATGAGCGAACTTCTTGAGAGTGTGCAAACTGCAAAATTGCAGAATGCATTTGAAAAGTATCTTCCGGCTGTTTTGAACAACACGCCAGTCAAGCCTGCTGCCAAGGTAGCGTTGACGGAAAGTCGTTCAGAAGTTACTGGAGATAAAGCTGCTAAGGTCAGCGCCTCTGATGAAGCCACTAACGTGATTGAAATCAAGCGTTTAGCAGGGCTTAAATAACCCTAAACAGGAGAAGGAAAAGAAATGACAACCGCACTATTAGAGAGCCGTTGGGGCGAAACAAAAGAAGCCCTGTTAGAAGGCCTAAATGGTTCAAAAAGAACCACCATGGGTGTGATCCTTGAGAACACCCGCAAGTACCTGGCAGAAAATGCAACAGCAGGTGCTACTGCTTCCAGCAATGTAGCAACTCTGAACCGCGTGATTCTTCCAGTGATTCGCCGTGTTATGCCTACTGTTATCGCCAACGAAATCGTTGGTGTTCAGCCCATGACCGGTCCAGTGGCACAGATCCACACTCTGCGTGTACGCTACGCCGACACAGTGAGCGCAACAACCGCTTCTGACGGTGCAACAAACGGAGATGAGGCACTGAGCCCATTCAAGATTGCCACTGCGTATTCTGGTAACGCAACAACTTCCAAGGCTACCAACACAGCCACCCTAGAAGGTGTACCAGGTAACAGAATCAACGTGCAAATCTTGAAACAAGTTGTTGAAGCCAAGACTC